ACTTAAACCTGTTACATATAAGTGGAAAGTTGATGGTTCTGATGGGGAAGGTTTTATAGCCCATGAGTTAGCAGAGGTTTGCCCTCAAGCGGTTGAAGGGACAAAAGACGCAGTAGACGATGATGGAAAACCAATGCACCAAAGCATTGACACATCATTCCTAGTAGCAACGCTAACAGCGGCTATACAAGAACTAAAAGCAATAAACGACACACAAGCCGAAACAATCAACGCACTAACCGCCCGAATCGTGGCGCTAGAAACTAAGTAAGGAAAAAGTACTATGCCAGTGGTCATAAACGGGGACACAGGAATTTCTCCTGTAACAGCATCAGGCACATCAGCATCAGTAGACGGCATGACTGTAGGTCGTGGTGGTGGTGAGGTATCTACTAACACGGCTGTGGGTGCTAGTGCTTTAAATGCCAATACGACAGGGAGTTTGAGCGTTGCAATCGGCACTTCTGCTTTAGCGGCTAACACTACTTCAGACGCAAATACAGCAGTCGGTTATCAAGCCGCATCTACGCAAACTACTGGTGCTTTATATACAACTGCATTTGGTTATCAATCATTAAAAGCCAACACATCTGGCTCACAAAACAATGCTCTTGGTTTTCAGTCTTTAACAGCAAACACAACAGGCGCAAACAATAGTGGTTTTGGTACTTACGCTCTTGCTAGTAACACTACTGGCTCAACAAATACTGCATTTGGTAATGAAGCCCTGCGTTCCAACACAACAACATCTTTCAACACAGCAGTAGGTTATCAGGCTCTATATGCAAATACAGTAGCAGGAAATACCGCAACTGGTTATCAATCCATGCTTGCCACTACTACTGGCACAAGTAATGCGGCTTTTGGTTTGTGGACTTTAAAAGCAAACACTACAGGGCAGTTTAATACCGCACTTGGTGACCAAGCACTTCAAGCAAACACCACAGCATCTAACAATACAGCAGTAGGTTATACGGCTGGGTATAGTCATAATGGTACACAAGGAAATAATACATTTCTTGGTGCTTCCGCAGGATATGCAGTAACGACAGGCGATAGCAATACATTTGTAGGTAATAACGCTGGAAATGCAACAACTGCTACTACAACTGGTGGCGGTAATACTTATATTGGTTCAGCAACTCGTGGTTCTGCCGTAGCAAATACTAGGGAAATTGTTGTTGGGTTTAATTTTTCTGGTCAAGGAACAAATACAGTAGCACTTGGTAGTGATTTAGGAAAAATATACAACTCATATACTGTAAACGCCACATGGACTCAAACATCCGATGTAAGAATGAAGAAAAACATACAAGATGATTCTCTTGGTTTATCGTTCATCAATCGTTTACGCCCTGTAAAGTTTACTTGGAAACCTAGCAACGAACTAGAGCAAGATAACCCATACTACAAAGAAAAAAACATTCGCGACACAACAACAGTCATTCATGGCTTAATTGCTCAAGAAGTCAAAACGGCCTTGGATGCAGAAGGCGTAGATACCTTTGCTGGATGGGATGAAGGCGCAGATGGCATACAGGCAATTAGCCGTGAAATGTTTATTAGCCCGTTAATTAAAGCAATCCAAGAACTAAAGAATATCGTTGATGCACAAGCCACAGAAATTACCGCACTCAAAGCAAAGGTGGGAATATGAATGAATTAACAGAAGCACAGCAAATTGCAAAGCACTACTCTGCCGCAATGGATTCAGTAAACCTGATTAACGCTGGACAGCCAGAAGGCATGACAGCAGAAGATTGGGCAGACTGCTTGGCTCGTAATAAAGAGCATCTAAAGATTATGCTTGCCAAAGACTTTTGGACAACTGAGAACATGACACCGCTAGAGGATGCATCAGCATGAGCGACATTGCAATCACCCTGACCGCACAAGAAGCCGTTGACGTTATTAACATCATCGGTCAATTACCAACCCAGTCCAACGCTCATCCGTTGTACACAAAGTTGCGTAGTCAGGTAGAACCTCAGTTGCCAAAGACCGAACCAGCGGAGTAAGCCATTGACCCATTCACCCTACTTATGGCGGCTCAAGCCGCTGTTGGCTTTATTAAGCAGGGATGTTCTATGCTCCATGAGGGGCGTATGGAACTTGAGGGCGCAAAGAAGACGGTTGAGGGGGTTATCTCCGATGTCAAGGCAATCAAGGGCATTTTTGATTGGTTCGTTAGTTTATTCGCTAGTAAACCAGCCAAGTCAGAAGCAAAGCCTGTGGCGCAAAAGAAAGCCACAGCCAAACAGCAACAGTCCTATGAAGCCCTTGAACTCAAACTCATCAGCGAGATTGGGGCAAACCTCGGAGTCCTCTTTGACACACAACAACAGATTAACAACCATTACCTTGAACTAGAGGAGACAAGCAAAACCAACTATGACCCAGCGCAAAACACCAGTCAAAAAGCCATAGAGCGGGCATTGATTGAGTTGCAACTGGAGAAGTTGATGGAGCAGACTAGGGAGGCAATGGTCTACGCCCCGCCTGAGTTGAAGGACTTGTACAGTAGATTCCTCAAGATGCACCAAAAGATTGAACGTGAACAGGAATGGGCTAGGGCAGAAACAATTCGCAAGACTAGGTTGGCAAGGTGGAAACAGGAGCAAGAAGAGATTGAATTGATTGGGCTGGTAAGTAGTGGGGTCGCAGTTGTGTTTATATCTATGTTTTTTGGGTGGTTCATGTGGCAACTACGAAGCTGGTCTACTGGATATTGATAGGAGTGGCGATATGCGTAATTGTTGGAGTAACCTCGATGGCATACGTAGAAACCCTATATATGAAGGCACAACTCAAGCAAGAAATCAAAGAGTTGCGTAAGTTGAAACGTGAATTAAAGGAATCAAAATGATGACACTATTCTCAACCCTACTGTCTTTCCTGATGGGCGGGTTACCTAAACTGATGGACTTCTTCCAAGACCGTGCAGACAAGTCGCATGAACTAGCCTTGGCACAGATGCAGACTGAGCGCGAGTTGACTTTGAAAAAGGCTGGCTTAGAAGCACAAGAAAAGATTGAGCATATCCAGACAGAACAGATTCAGATTAACGCTGAAGTGACCAACGCACAGACGGCTATGCAAGAGCGCCAAGCCCTGTATGCCCATGATATTGCTATCGGTCAAGGAGCCAGCCAGTGGGTAGTAAACGCTCGCGCTATGGTGCGTCCTGCCATAACTTATGGCTTGTTCATCTTGTTTGCCTTTGTAGAAATCTTTGGCTTTTGGTTTGCTTTCTACAAGGAAGTGCCATTTGAGGTTGCGTTAGATCTGCTGTGGGATAACGAGACTCAGATCATCTGGGCATCTGTGGTGTCATTTTGGTTTGGTACACAAGCCTTTGGCAAGAAATGAACCTGTCAGACAAAGCTCTGAAGATGATTACGCACCATGAAGGTGTGCGTCAAAAGCCCTATCGTTGCCCAGCCAAGCTGTGGACGGTGGGGGTGGGTCATGTCCTGTACCCAGAGCAAGGCAAGATGAAGATAGAAGAGCGGGATGGGTTTGCCCTTAAAGACGCAGACAACCGCACGTTTAGCATGGAAGAAGTCAATGGAATTCTTAAAGCAGATTTGGCTCGGTTTGAGCGAGGTGTGGTTCAGTTCTGTCCTGTTCCCCTCACTCAGGGTCAGTACGATGCTCTTATCTCTTTTAGTTTTAATGTTGGTCTGGGAACACTACAGCGCTCAACCCTCCGTCAGAAGGTTCTTCGCGGGGATATGGAAGGCGCGGCAGAAGAACTCTTGAAGTATTGCAAGGCGGGTGGCAAAATACTCAAAGGGTTAGAAAACCGCCGTAAAGACGAGCGCTCCCTGTTCTTGTCATAGGATTTGAGATGCCACTTAAAAAAATACTACTAAGGCCGGGGGTCAATAAGGAGAACACTCGCTATACAACCGAAGGCGGTTGGTATGACTGCGACAAAATCCGCTTCCGCCAAGGCACACCTGAAAAAATAGGCGGGTGGCAACGCATCTCCGCCAGTACGTTTTTAGGCGTATGCCGTTCTTTGTGGTGCTGGGTAACTTTATCTGCTCTAAATTTACTTGGCGTAGGAACTAACCTCAAGTTCTATATTGAGCGCGGCGGCATATATAACGACATAACCCCTATTAGGGACACCGTTACCCTGTCAAATCCTTTCACGGCTACAGCCAGTTCAAGCGTGATCTCTGTAACGGATACGGCTCATGGATGTATAACAAACGACTATGTAACTTTTAGCGGCGCTGGAATTGTGGGGTTAGGTGGAAACATTACCGCCGCTGTTTTGACTGGTGAGTTTCAAGTCACGGTTGTTGATGTAAACACATATAGGATCACAGTCTCAGCCACAGCAAATGCGACAGATGCATCAGGATCGCCCGGCGGTGGTTCTGTGGTTACTCAATATCAGATTAATACTGGCCCCGCTTATGCTGTTCCATTAACAGGCTGGGGGACTGGTCTTTGGGGATATGGAACATGGGGATTTGGTGCGACTATTACAGATGCCATGCGTCTTTGGAGCCAAAATAACTTTGGGCAAGACTTAATCTTTGGCGCACGGGGCGGTGCTATCTATCTATGGAATGCTAATCTAGGTGTAACAAGTTCCACTTTTACGGTGACGATTGCTTCTCCAGCTGTGGTTACTTTTTCTAGTTTGACTAATCTGCCTAACGGAACAGCTATTCAATTGACTACTACGGGAGCTTTGCCCACGGGATTATCTGTAGGTACTGTCTACTATGTAGCCAATGTTTCTGGAGCTACTTGTAATTTGACCGCCACTTTTGGTGGGGCAAACATAATTACAACAGGCACCCAGTCTGGTGTTCATTCTGTATCCCCGCGAGGTATCAATATTGCCAGTCTAGCCAGCGCATCTAACTGTCCAACAGTACAGAACGTTATCCTTGTCTCTGATACAAGTAGATATGTGTTTGCTTTTGGATGTAATGCGCTTGGATCTACTACTCAAGATCCTATGCAGATTCGTTGGTCTAGCCAAGAATCCGTAGTGGAATGGACTCCATCTGCAACTAATACGGCAGGCGATCTCCGCTTATCGCACGGTTCTGAAATCATAACTGCGGCTCAAGCCCGTCAAGAGATCTTGGTATGGACTGACTCATCTTTGTATTCTCTTCAGTATGTAGGAGCGCCTGTAGTTTGGGGTTCTCAACTAGTAGGAGATAACCTGTCTATAGCGGGGCCAAATGCTGTTGCTTATGCCAACGGTGTAGCGTATTGGATGGGCGTAGATAAGTTTTATAAATATGATGGACGCACACAAACTCTTTCATGCGATCTGCGTCAATACATATTTGAAGACATTGACAGACAGCAATTTGAGCAAGTAGTAGCGGGAACAAACGAAGGTTTCAACGAGATCTGGTGGTTCTACTGTTCTGAAGGCTCTACTACTGTGGATCGTTATGTTGTCTATAACTACCTTGAGCCAGACGGCAAAGGCGGTATGGGTGTTTGGTATTACGGGTTTATGGCAAGAACAGCATGGTTTGACTCTGGTTTAAGAGATTATCCAATTGCGGCTACTTACGACTACAACATAGTTGACCATGAATTTGGGGTTGATGACAACGCTACTGGAACTACTCTTCCTATTGAGGCTTACATTACATCCGCAGAATTTGACCTTGAGGATGGAGATAGGTTTGGATTTATATGGCGCGTAGTGCCAGACATTACATTCCGTGGATCTACGGCGGCAAGCCCGCAAGTTACGATGTATCTAAAACCTATGCAAAACTCAGGCTCTGGATACAACAACCCTCAGTCTGTAGGTGGTAATGCTTCTGCCACGATCACTCGCACGGCAACTCTTCCTATTGAAGAGTTTACGGGGCAGATCTATACAAGGGTAAGAG